TGCGAGGGCAGTCTGGTTGGCCGTAAAGGCCACCGCTTCCATTCGGATTACAGCTACCGGAGGGCCGTTATCATCGGGGAGAAATGATAAATCCCCGAATCATAGATTCTCTGGTTGGAATGGCAGCACCCATGCTAGGTCTTATCACCAGTATGCAGGAGCAGTTTGAATACTGGCTCCGTGTTGGTTCCCTTGTTGTAGGCATTGCGGTCGGCATCGCGTCACTTTACAGACTACTTTCCCGACGCAAAAAATGAAGATCGGACTGTGTGTGGGGCATTCACGCCTCGGGGATCAGGGAGCTTACACGTATGGGGAATACGTTGTCAGTGAATGGGACTTTAACCGCGACCTTGTGCGCCGTATTGGGCATGTGTTGAGCAACCAGCACGGGTGGGCGAGCGGTGGCAACTACGTCATCTATGACAAATACCCAGCGCAGAGCTACACCGGAGCGATCAACTATATCGCCCGAACGATGCGCGAAGACGAGGTCACTGCGGCGGTTGAGCTGCACTTTAATTCCGCCAGCCCGTCTGCCAAGGGGCACGAGTGGCTGTATTGGCCCACCAGTGTTGGCGGGAAGCGGCTCGCTACGGCGCTACGCGATTCAATGGAAGAGTCCTACCCTGAGATGGCATCCAGAGGTATTAAACCACGCGGCCCCCGTCAGCGGGGTTCTGCTTTCTTACGTAAGACACATTGCCCTGCTGTTATCGCGGAACCTTTCTTTGGGTCTAACGAAGCTGAATGGCGGATGATCAATGACAACCGCGATAAACTGGCAGGGGTCTATGCTCACGCCTTAACCAAGTTTGTTGCCTGATGAACATCCCGAAGAGTGTAACTATGGCGGGTGTTCGAGTTCGGATTAACTTCAGGGATCTGGGCGACGATGAATGCTATGGTTTATATTCTCACCGACGCAAACTCATCACGATTGACAAGGCCCTCAAGGGTAAAGAACTGCACGACACGATCCGCCATGAGATGCTCCACGCGGCTCTAGGTATTTCAGGGCTCGCTTTCTGTGAGTCGTATGAAGAAGAGGCAATCGTGCGCTGCATGGACGAGATATTTTTCCCTGCGTGGGAGAGATTCCTTAAACGCTATAACCAAAAAACAGATTAGGCTATGCCCAAAAAGACCACAAAGAAGTTTAAAGAACATTGGATGTATGACCCGAAGACAGGGAAGCGTGTCCGTGCCGAGACACATAAGGCGCACCTAGCCTTGTCTGCAAAAGGCTACACCCACTCTCCCCCCAAGAGAAAATCGTTTACCGAAGCTGTGGAGAAAAGAATGGGTGGGGGCTATAGATAAATGGCCAAGAAACTGCCCCGCCAGTTTTCCAAGGAGCGGGGCAGCAAGTTCATTGCGTTCAATCCCAATTCTGAAAATATAAAGCAGGCTTTTGAGCGGAGCCAGAAGTTGGGGATTCTTCCGAATTCGTTCACCAAGGGGGGCGGTCGGATGACGGGCTTCCTTGGTGAGATCGCGTTTGAGTTATTATACCCCGACGCTAAATATGTAGGGGGTCGTTGCTACAGCCACGATTATGAAATCGGCAAGAAAACAATAGACATAAAAGCTAAGGCCTGCACCAGTAAGCCCTTGCCGCATTACACAGCGTCCGTGAATTGTCCCAAGCTCAAGAAGCCACAGGCGGGGTATTACTATTTTGTCAGAGTCCTGAAGGACTATTCAAAAGTTTGGCTCCTTGGCTGGATAAGCACCAAGAAATTATTGGAACAAGGGGAATACAAATTCCGTGGCGACCCCGATGAGTATGGGTTCACTTACAAGGTGGACGGTTACCATGTGCCCATCAAAGACCTTCGCCCTGCCGCCAGTTTTTGATGCTCGCCGCACGGGCTTTTAACTTCCGGAGGACGGTTTCCAGCCTGCTTCGCTCCCGCGTGTAGTGGTGGATCTTGTTGGTCAGCAGACGGTAATCGTCTCGTGTAAACTGGATGTGTGCTTCTACACTTTCCAAATCTTCGTCGTGACTTTCTTCTTCTGATTTTCCCGACATTTGTTTATTTAAGGAGAAGATTTGGAAATGTCAAACTTTTCCTCCACGCTGATGACCCACACTTTCCCGCCTCCTTTACCTGAAGAATGCACGGGGCGTATGTTTTTGTTAGCCTTACCCGCTTCCTCCAAGGTGGACATCCCCCTCCGGACGAACTCCAGATTGTTACTCATGCCCACGCTTCGCCCACTATTCATGTCGTGGAGCGTGACTTGAAATTCTGTCAGCGTCCCTTCCCAATATGTCATTTTTGGGTCTAGGCCCCTGCAACGCTTGGAGAATATCTCGACTAGTTCTGCCACTGCCGAGCGGCTTGAATTATCGTAGGCCGCAGATGCCACAGAGGCATCAATAAAGCTGGCGACCCCGAATCTCCCGTAGTCCTCGACCTCCTGTGGTGGGGGCCAGTCCATGAGCCACCTAGCTAAGAAAGGGAGTTCATCCTTGATGGTCGTCTCCAGCGCCATGTTGGGGGGAAAGTCACTGGTGGCTGCGTCCCGAACACGCAGCGCCATGAGCTTGTCGCGGTTGCTACTATCCAGTGCGGGGATGACGGACAGGCTGTTTGCGTCCATATTAAGCGATAGTATAACGCGCCCAGACCACGGAATTGAGATTGAGTCCGCATACTTAGCCATGTATTCGATTCTCGGGTTGGCTACGGCACGCTTAATTAGCTCTGTTGCCTTCCTTTGATCCTGAAAAGAACTCGCACTGGTTGTGTCATCGATAACCCACGCGGCCACCCGACCGAGATCCTTGTTGAACTTGGTGTGCCCCGACAGGTAATCCGAGGCATCAGAGAACCCGCCAACCAATCCGGAGATAACCCTGTTTGACAGAAGTGACTTACCACGCCCTGTTGGGCCAACGAGAATTAGGGCTTGTCCTTGGTAGGGCTGCTTCTCCAGCACTGCGGCGTAGAACCGTTTCAGCCATGCAAAGAAATAGTCAATGGTTGGTTGGGCTGTTGAGTCCTCAAACAACTGGTGTAGCCAGTCGTGGAGGAAGGGCCAGTTTTTTGGGTCGCCGTCGCTGGCAGGTTCCACAGGCTCGATAGTTGAAGTATTAAGAATCCGGTTACCGTTGCACTCCACCACCCGCTCATTGGAAAATATGACGGGCGCAATTTCACTGATGCGGTTCTGATTACTGATGACCAGTATGGCCGCTTCCACTTCCGAGAGAGTCTGTCCCTTCTTGAGCCGCATGGAGAAACCCATCTGCCTTAGCTCCAAGACGAGTTGTTCCCGTGGGATCTGCACGGCAGTCCCGAACAGCAACTTGAAGAAGGTTCGTCCGTTGAACCAATATTCGTCCAACAGGTTTCCCATCTTCTGTTGCTCGTATTCTTCCACGAACTTAGGGCCAAGAATATCGCGCCAGCCAAGGAACCCTTTGCCTGCCCTGTCTGAGTAGCAGATCATACCGTCCTCTGTTACCTGACAACCTTCCCTGTCGATCCCGTCATCCACCCAGAAGAGTGGCCCCCTTGTGCCGACTTCAAAATCACCAACCCATCTGTTGGGAAACCGCGCCTCGATTTCGGCAGCGACCACTTCGATGGGAATGGATGTGTCACTTGTCTGCGGGGGCTGTTCGGCTGCTGCTTTTAGCAGGGCCGTCTGGACAACGCTGGCTGGGATTGGTGTTCCTATTTTCGTCCAGTCCTCGCCTAATTCAAAATACTGGGATGCCTTTAAGGATGTAGTGTCGAATCCCGCGAGTGCCCTGTTGAGCTTGAGGGTGCCGCTCATGTTCTTCATAAACAGGTCGAACATCTGCGGAGCTATCGGGACACCCTTTTCAAATTCCCAGACCAGTCGAATGTAACCAGACTGTGTTTTAGACCGCCATGTTGGAAGATACTTTGTGCATACGAGTTTTATGTCCGAGTCCACCCTGCTCCACTGCACGGGGGCGTCATAGTCTGCAACTACACCGTAAATACAATTTGGTGGGTTGTCCCCCGCCACCCGCTCGGAGGGGGCGTCCCCTTCGACCATGCTGTAGAACACATGGTCCGTGGTCTTGTTGGCGCACCATGACCTGTAATCTGCCTTCTTGCTAAACTTAGGTTTTACTTTTTTGATTAAGGATAGGTCGTTAGTCTTTTGAGTTTTGTTGTCTCTAAGGTTCTTAATATATCTATATGTAATCATTTTTCGTATCTCGTAAGTATTGCCCCTTCGGCAGCAAGTGGAAGGTCAATCCACTCAGGAGGCTGAGACATGATCTCCACAACCTCCCTGTAAACCTTCTCTGCGTCCTGTGCGTCAGCCTCGACGACGATTTCATCGTGGACATGGAACACGATATTGTGCCCCGCACTGCTGACGCGCAGTAGCATGTCACTGAATATATCCCGCGCCAGTGCTTGAGAAGCATTTTCCGCGATCAGCCCACCCCACAGCTTGATGGGGATCTTCTTCCCGTGCCTTGGCAGGAGGGCCGTTTCCTTGAAGTCGTCTCCCCGCGTGATTATTCCGTAGTCCAATACTCTTCCGCTTGGCAAGGTGACAGAGAATGGTTTTTTGAGGGCGCAGCTTGCCTTGATGTCCGAGTTGTATTTAGCCCACAGTCTGGTCACCGTGGGCATAAATTTCCGGTAGGTGTCCACGGCTGTGTTTGCCTCATGCTGGGTCATACCCGACATCTCCCTGAAGCGGTTCTTCCCTGCTCCGTAACCACATCCGAGAACCATCTGTTTTACCTTGTGTCTTAGCGCAGGATCTTTTTCCTTGAGCGATCCGGTGCGTGGAAACAAAGCATTCTCGCCCCATATTTTGAACCGGACGGCGAAGGCTTCATAAATATCATCCACGCTGGCGATTTCCTCCAGCATCCCCCCATCCCCCGCCAGCCAGCACAGGGTGCGGACTTCGATCTGGCTGAGATCCACCACTACAAGACGTTTGCTTTCCTCAGTGGCGATCAGGTGTCGCAGGTTGACCCCAAACATTTCACTGCGAGGCAAGTTCTGGAGGTTCAGGTTCCCACCCGACCCGCTGAAGCGGCCAGTATGCGCTCCAAAATACATGATGCCACCGTAGTATCGGTTGTCTGGCATCGTCGCGTAATCAAAAGATTCTATTTTCTTCTTTAGGGCATTGATGCGCCTCCAGTTTTTGACCGCCCCGACCCACGGGTATGTTACCGAATGGGTGTCTATCCACTTCTGCGACTCCTCATTACTGGCCGCGAGACTGGCGGGTGGCTCCAGAGCAACCTTGCGGCATTCGTCATTGAACGCTGCCCTGCTCAACAGGGGCCGTTCCCCGTTCCAAGGGATAGACTGCTCCACCTTGAACTGGGTTGCCTTGATGCTCTCCAGTTGCTTTTGCAGCAGAACAATGTCTATGGGGATGCCCCCCTGCACAATCTTCCGGTTCAGCAGGCTGATAGCCCGTTCTGTTTCAGGCCATTGCTTGTTGTGCTTGAGCCAGAGTTCAAGGCACAGCTCGGAATCCTTGAGGGCATATTTGGTTACCTCTTCCTTGCGTTCCGGTTTCAGCTTGCTCCACCGCTTTCCAGACATCCGGTCACGGGTGGACTTGCTGACTATGTGCCCTAGCGATTCTTCCGCCGCCCCCTTAAGCGAGCGAGGAAGTTTACAAAACGCAGCCAGATCCGCCGAACAATACCACGCTTGCGGTTGGGTCTGGGGCCACCACGATTGGGCCGCGCCATATAGATGTAGGGTTTCATCGAAGGAGGCATTATGTGAGATTACGATATTCCTGTTTAGGGTGTGCCAATCAAAGTCATCCGGATGACCAACAAACTTGGTTCCGTCCGTTCCGACCACCGAAACCATGTAGGCTTCAAAATCAGGGTGGGAGAAATAACCAAGGGGTCCGAGGTTCTTTATTGAGCAGTGCTTATCGTAATATGTCTCAAAATCTAGCGCGTAAGTTTCCACAGGTATAAAGAACCCCCACCCCCGTTAGCCAGAATTAGGAACAGCCAACAGGAGCAGGGGTGAGATAAAGGGTTGCCCAGCTTTTATGCGGTTACTGGACAGGCGATGAACTAACCAGAAAAACACGGCAAGAGGAAAATCGTCAGAAAACCTCCTACCAATTCCGCCGCATTACCCGTCATTCTTTTCAAAGGTGAGCGTGACTTCGTTGTCGTCACCCAATTCAATTTCAGGTTCCTTGAACGAACACGCCACCTGCGTTGGGCGGTTTAGCAAGCCGTCCTTGAGACAGGACCGGACAATGACCAGTTGATCTCTAGCTGTTACGGCCCCGTCGATGTTTGCATCGAGTTCTCCGATTGCTAAATCCAACTTGGCAAGTTCGCCAACGACGCATTCCCGATATGGGTCCGCTGCGGTTTCAGTTGGAATAGCCTTCTTCCTTTGCTTCTTCGCCATTGCTTCTTTAGCCTTGGTTAAACCGATCAATCCAAGCAACGACCTCGTCGCTAACTTTATCGTCAGTGTCCTTGACCGAAAGACTGGGGGCGTAGTAGGTCACCCTACCTTCAATGGTAATGGGTGTAATCTCCCAGAAGACGCTGTATGCGGCGGCTCCCCCTTGGACTTGCCCGTAGGTAGCCAAACGCTTGAAGGTTTGAGCGTAGGCCATCTTCGCGACATTCAATCGGCCTATCGCATATTTTGCCTTACCAATTTCAAATGGAAATGCCCCCGCCCCTTCTGCCTCTTCCGGCTCCGGAAACATGAGGGAGATATTGGCGAATTCAACAATAGGATACTCAGTCTCCTTTTTAAGCGCCGCGAGGTCGTCCTCATTGTAAACTGAACGGGCTGGCGGCTCGATGCCGAAGGGCTTGTCTTCACGAAAACCCTTGATTGCCACCAGTGGGATGCAGGTGATGGGCTGGTCCAGCTCCGCGAGAATGTGGCGCTTGTCGATAACAAGGCTCCCATGCGGGGCCTCGATCTGGCTGACAGCCTGCACCACGTTCAGGCGCGGGATGTCGATGTCGTTTGGAGTGATCTCAAACCCACCACTGCGGGGGATGATCTCACTCTGCGGATCTTGCTGCTCTACTAATGTTGAATCACTCATACTATATTGATACTCTGTTACTCTGTTACTTCTCCGAAAGAGTCCACCTCTCCGAAGTTCGGGTGATAATGGATTTTTCTTCACAAGCGTCAAGAAATTCTTCCACCTTTTTGCTCTCCACCCCGTTTGCGGCTAAACACTTGGCAACTTTTGTGACTGTGAGTGCCGCTACTTCCAGCAGGTTCTCCTCAGTGATGCCGTAGTTCTTGGCCAGTTCGATCAACTTGCCGTGGTCAGAAATTCGGCGGGACGACCCCAGTGAACGGAGGGTGAAGTTGTCGTATTCTGTCCCTTCCTTGGCTACTTCGATAGCTTTCTTGCGTATGGTTTCTGCCCACTTGGACAGGGTGCTGCTTACCGCAAACATCTTTTCCAGTTCGATAGGGTTGTCCACAGCGCCTATTTCAAATTCGGGCAGGTTGCTATCGAGTTTTGATGCAACCGAGATTGCGAGACCCCCCAACGCAGGACATGCCCCCTCATGCTTGCAGTAGATACAGTGCGCGGTCGGCTTGAGTGTGTTTATGTCGGGTGTCCCCCCTTCCCACTTGGGTCGTGTGAGGGCCGCTGCTTTGGTCACGCTCGTAATTGCCGCTTGTAGCGCACCGATGTCACGACGCTTGAATGTGTGGTAGAGAGTTACATCCCGTTGTGGGACGTAGAAGACGAAAGTTATTTCGGTGAGGTCTTCAAATGCTTGGAATGCACCAATGGTGTAAGCCCACGCTTGCCAGTTTGTTTCGGGCGGATCGATCTTAGACACTCCCGTCTTGTAGTCAGCTTGGACTGCTGTCTGGTCATCAAAGATAGTGAGCCGATCACAGGTCCCCCATGTTGTGAGCCCATCATTCAGTTTGATGTTGAGCGCAATTTCCATGTGGTCTTCCTGCACGGTGCTGGAGCCTCGCGCAGCCAACAGGAACGCATCTTCTTCACGGACTATCTGGTCGTAGATAGAAACCTCTCCGTCATCCTTCAGACTTGATGGGTCGCGCACCTCCAACGCTTCGTGGATGCGCGTCCCCA